GTAAGTGTTTCTAGCTTAAGTCGTACAGGATTTACCGCAACATTCAATAATGGGAGTAATGTAGATACAGCATTTATGTATACCGTGACAGGATTCGGGAGGGCCATCTAATGCCACAAGCAAACCCATCAGGCGGAGCAAATGATGAGCGTTTAGAAAACGTAACTTTTCCGCAAGCAAGGATTGATATTAATGACAACCTTGAAGCTCTTCAAACTTTAAATAGTGGGGATGGCCCTCCGGCTACAAAGGCTGCTTTTATGCAGTGGCTTGATACTTCTTCTGATCCTGCAGTCTTGAAGATTAGAAATAGTGCAAATAATGGTTGGATTGAAGTAGGGTCGTTAAGTGCGACAGACTATGCAACGAAAGGTTTAACAGCAATTGCTAATGGTGGAACGGGTGCAACGACAGCAGCCGCAGCCGCAGCAGCATTATTACCGGCTCAAGCTAATAATTCGGGAAAGAACTTAACAACTGATGGAAGTGTCTTGAGTTGGGCTGAAACTATTTCATCTTCCTTTACTCGTTTTGACCATACAGGTAGCACCCAAACTTGGACTAAGCCATCAACAGGAACAATTGTTGTAATCCTTTGTTGGGGTGGCGGCGGCGGAGGTGCTGTAGATAGTGCTTCAGATGAAGGCGGCGGAGGTGGTGGCGGCGGAGCCTGTGGAATATTGATAAAACCTTTTTCTGAATTAACAGACAGTAGTTACACAGTGACGGTTGGTGCGGGAGGAGCGCAAAGAACAGGCAATGGAGAAGGGTTTGACGGATCAAATTCAACTGTTGTAGGAACAAACGACGGAACTATAGTTACTGGTTATGGTGGTGAGGGAGGGGTTAGAGGAACAAATGGTTATGGCTCAGGAGGAGGAGGTTTTGGCGGAGGGAATACAAAACATGGGAACCAATACAGTGCTCAAAAGATACAGGCAATGAACGACGGGGCAGGATGGGGCGCATACGCAACAGGATCATCACCAAACTATACAAATGGCATGGGAACTAGATTCGCTGGTAGCTCAACTTTTGGTGGTGGTGGTGGTGGTAGTGCTAGACCTTACGGTACTTTTTATAATTACGGTGGTTCTTCTGTCTTTGGTGGTGGTGGAGGAGGAGGATCGAATGAGAATGGGAACTCAGTGGGAGACGGAAATGCATGGGGTGGAACAAGTGTTTTAGGCGGTAACGGAGGAAACGGCGGCGGTAACAGTGGGGGTGGTAATTCTACTGCTGGCTCTGTCCCTGGCGGAGGAGGCGGTGGTGATGACGGTATTGGCCGAGCAGGTGGTGCTGGAAGAGTTGAGTTCTATGTTTTTTAAAAAGCAAAATTTATATTATTTCAATTACACTGTTAATAAAGCGTTAGTCCTATGGCCATAGCACCTGGAACGTATGACATGACGATCCAACGAAGATCGGATCATAGTGTGAATTTTGAGCTAAAAGATTCAAATAATGCTGCTGTTAATTTGACAGGTTATACTCTGACTTCACAAGTTTGGGATGAATCGAGGACAAGCAAAGCAGCAGACGCAACTATTACGGTTACTAATACAACAGGTGGATTATTTACTTGGAAAGTGACGGACACTCAGACAACAACCTTTACGGCTACTGAATACAAGTACGATATTTTATTAACTAATGGGTCTGGTGATAAAGAATATTGGGTTGAAGGTACAATTTACATGAGTGAAGGTTACACAGCATGACATCAGTTAACGTCACTACGAATAAAAATACAATCACCGTTCAAGAAGGTGACGCTACGACAGTTACGGTCGCTACTCAAGGGCCGCAAGGTGCTTCGATAACAGGTGCAACAGGTGCAACAGGTGCAACAGGAACATTAGTTAGGAGTGGAAGTTCAGCTCCTAC